AGGGCGATTCTCTTTCAAATCAATACTAGGAACCAAAGTATTTCGGAAAGGATTCTCAATGACAAGGGGAGTATGACCTACCTGCTCATCATACTTCACCATGTAATATCCAGTGATGTAAGTACCGCGATGAATATGTGCAGGAATTTGAGTGCCTGTTTGTGACACTTGTACCTCAGTGAACATAGTCAGTTCAGCATTGTACCCAAGGACTTCTGTAATGTAGAAGTTTGCACGTTCTTCTACCCAGTTATAGAAACCACCACAGTCGGGTACTTGACCTTTAAGGACAAATACATCACCTTCTCTTTGTACATCATCCCATGATGCTTCTAGATTAGAAACTAGATGATCTTTAATTTCAAACTCATCTACTAATACGGGATATGAGAAGGAAGGAATAATTTGCATGATGATATGTTATCAAGTGGGTGATGAGGGATTTGAACCCCCGACTGCCTCGGTGTAAACGAGGAACTCTACCGCTGAGTTAATCACCCTCACTCCTCCGCTTGGATTTGAACCAAGGACATTCCGATTAACAGTCGGATGTTCTGCCGCTGAACTACAGAGGATTGTAAAAGTTGATCTTAGAGGTGTCTCTGACCAACTGACATTGTGATTATAGCACTATGTATGAGGTTTGTCAATCGTCATAGACGAGACATTCTGGTTCCGAAGGATTCTGATCGCAATACAACTCAAGAGGTGTGGGATCGTGATGATCTCCCGCTTCAATCTCTTCTTTGTGATGCTCTACATATTCTTCCAAATCATGAAGTTCTCCCTCAATGTGACGGCGACGTTGAGGTGAGATTTGCGGATCTTGAAGTTCTTCCTTGTCCGCCTCAATGTGCTTTTCAATAGATTCCATTTTCCTCTGTGGAATTGATTGTTTGTATTATTTAGGTGCCACCTTGATACTGTCTCTCAAAAGGTGCAGAGTTGTTTGCATTTGAGAAACTTTGTAGACGTGAGTGACACCACCAATAAGATAGGTGCCAGAATATACTTTGTCAAGTTCTACCTTTTTACCCTTTGCCTGCATTCGTGGAATTTCTACTTTTACACCTTCACCAGCGTTCAGTCCTAAGTTGCCAGGAACTTCAATTTGCAGTTGAATAGTTTCAAGTGCCTTCTTTCTAAGATAGTTGTATGCAGCAGTGTCCAAATAGTAGTTAAGGTTCTTAGACTTCTTACTACTATTTCCATCTTTAGATGGTGTATCCCACAAGTGAGTAGGCAACACCCTATAATGAACACGCTTAGGATTGTTAATCATCTTTGAGACGATTGGATCCTTTGTGTCTATTGGAATCTTTCCACCTTTCTCTAGAAGAGAAAACTCTTTGTAGTACGTTTCAATGTTATAATATGCAGTTTCTGCAGTCACTTTTTTATTCTTAGTTGGCAATACAGATTCTCCCAGAGTGCTAGGATCCAAACCAATAATATATCCAGACCATGTACCTTGACGGAGATTTTCTAAACTGTTGTACGACTTTGGAAATGTAAGTCTGTTAATAAGATACTGGTTTCTGCCAGGATCATCCGATACTGCCTTTTGACCATACACATAGGTAGGTTTATCTTGTGCAACTGCATTCTCAACCAACTTGTCTAGGGTTTTGAAATGATAACCCTTGGCGTTTTCATAGAAAACATATGCACCCTGTGCTTTATCTGCCTTAGAACCAGTTCTAGTTGCCTTAGATGCTACGAAGTTGATGGCATCAAACGGTCTCCAGTTAGGAGCAGTAAATCTCATTTTGTTTGCTGCCTCAACATCAAACTTTTTACCATTCTTTCCGCCAAGAGTGGTAACCATCTCTAAAATCTTTTTGACGTGTGCCCCAGCATCCAGAGATTGATACGCACCAAATACATTGACAATTTCATTGGTGATAAAAGCGGGAGACACCATCTTCAGAACATACGCTTCCTTCTTCTCTTGCTTAGATCGGGATCCAATCTCATAACACTGGAGGATATATGTAACCTGGGTGCCAAATGCCTCCAGTTCAATTCTCCAATACTCATTACCAATTAGAGTGTTGATGAAGTCTGTGGCATCAAAAATTGCAACCTCAGCAAAGATTGCAGGCATACTGATGCTCTCAATAATCTTAACTTCGGAGATGAGTTCTGTGAGGTCGCGAGCACCATCTTTTGCAGTTCTTATCTGACCATTGCCATCTAACAGGAACGCTTTAAGTGCAGTTTGTCCCGATTTTTGTAGTGGTGCCATTAACCCCAACCTCCGCCGAATAATCCAATCTTAGGCATAAATGCTAACCAATCTGGCATTTTATTATCTGGTATATTTACCGTTGTTGGAGGTGGTGCAGTTCCTTTATCATCTGAAGATGTTTTTGCTGCGTCTGCCTTAGTTGCAGCAGTGGCAACAGCAGTTGCTGCCTCAACTTTTTTGGTTTGCTCTTCCTGTACAGTCTTTTCTGCACTCTCTTTCTCTTCAGCAACTTCTTCAGTAAACCCTAGAACCTTTCTAGTTTCATCAATACCTTTAGCGAGCATATCAAACGCTTGCCTTTTGAGTGCCTCTGGATCTACAGCAGGTGCAGCAGCAATGGTATCACCACCGCCACTTCCACTACTAGGAACACCCGCGATGTTTAGATTGGGATTGTCGCTAACCAATGGGGATCCACCTCTGGCACCATCAATCGCTGCCTCAACCTCAGCAACGGTGTGCGCTGCTCTGTTTCCACCATAGATAGTGTTTCCAGTGTCAGGGTGTGGAATTGATGCCCATTCTTGAGCGAGAGCAAGGATTGCACCTCGTCTGTCGTTATGCTCTTTTTTGATATATTTCCAGGCATAAGGTTTTTTGAATTGGATCAATCCAGCACCAATTTTATCCTGTGTCGCTTTGTCAAATTTGGCATTCTTATCAATGTTCATTGTTCTTACAATGCTCGCCATTGTTGCAGGAATGACCTGATAACGACCAGCAGCAAAAATTCCGTAATTACTTTGCTGAGGATTTGCCTTGTTCATAAGGTACGCCTGACGTTCCATAATTTCACCAACAGTCATGTCAGTCAAGTTCTTGCCAATCTTACCCTTAGCGTCATGAGTAGAACCAACAATCCTGTCGTTAATCGTACCCTGGTTCATAGAGTTATATCCACCCTCACCAGATGCAATGAAGTCTAGCAGACCGCCTGCAGCATATCCAGGAATACGGGCAGATATTTCATTCATGGTAGACATGAATTTTCCACCACCATCAAACCCCTTAAACATTCCACCGAGGTCAAACCCACCCCGAATTGCTTCACCCATCCTACGGTTAGTTAGACCAGGATTATTTTTAGTTGCAGGAGTATCAAATGGTACTACAAAACCACCGCCTGCCTTTTTCTGTGCAACATATTCTGTCCCGTGACCAATAAAGTCTATACCTTGACCAGTAAGTGATACTGGGTATCCAGACTGAGGACCCTGAATCCAACCACCCGCCGCTTTTTCGGGTACTTTTGCTTCTGATGCAGGTTTCAGTTTACTCTTAACTGCACTTGCAACAACTGTTGCACTCTTACCTCTGTGTGGATATCTAGGAGTATCTGCCCATTCAGCATTACTGTCACCAATAACAGGTGCTCCATTATACTTACCCTGAATCCTCTCCATCTCCTTGGGAAGGATATGCGTATAGGGCCAAGTAGCATCATTAGGGTCGTAATTAGCCTGTTCAATAGTAGCACCTGCTTTCTGTGCCGCTTCTACAGTTGCAGCATGAACAGGTTTATATCTGTCCATATTTGCAGGTGGAATGAATACAGGGTTGTATCCAAGTTCTTTAGCATTTTTGATCGCATCTGCAACACCTCTGGCACCCTTGTCAGGATCACCAAAATCATTGGTGCCAGCAGCAATAATAAGAGTTTTATCCGTGTTACCAGTTCCGCCTGGTGTAGTATTTGCACCATTTCCTTCTGTTGTGGTTGGAGTAGTTCCATCAGGCAATGATTTTGCAACCTGATAAGTTACCACACCTGCTGCTGTAACTGTTGCCAACGTTGTAAAGGCACCGAGGATCCTACCCCACTTGCCTCTCTTCATCCTCTTCTTACTGTTAGTAAGATTAGTCCACAAAGTCTTCAGGACCCAGATGAAATCATTGACCATTTTCATCGGGTTTGTCAACCACCTAAGTCCTAGCAGTAGTGTGCCAAATCCTAATAAGAATTGTCCAAATCCAATTATCTTGTCCCACCATGTTGCCTCTGGATCCCACATCTTAGCGATGCCATCCAACATGTTGAATATAGAACTAGTAAAGAAGTTGTATAAGAACTCAGCAACAGACTTAATACCGTTCCAGATCTTTTCAATCTTCTCTAGGTTTTTGGGATCTGATAACCATTTAAGAATACCTCTTGCAACAAGAGTCCTGAATAAAAATCCTGCAAGTTGAGCGAGACCCTCAAAGAATGACCCTAAAACAGGAACAACAAAGTCTGTAATTCCACTAGACTTCTTCTTTTTAGCAGGAGTCTTATTGTCGTCCCTACGCTTTGGTTTTATGTTCTCTAAGAGTTTTCCTTGAGCAGCAGCATTTTGCTTAAGGATATCTCTAATTTCTGTTACTACACCAGCAATACCATTCAGAGTTTGTCCTAAGGAGTTAATTCCTTGTACAGTTTTTGATCCGAGAGCATACCCCGCCTGTGCTCCCTCCGAGTCATCTTTTACCTGACCCTTCGGACTTATAAACTTGTACAAGTCAATTTTTGTCGTTTTTCCTGACTTCTGTGCCATTACTTAGTAGGATACGAAGCGTTAGTGGACTTGGTAGTGACAACAACTTCACTTGAAGTATTTAGGACCTTCGTCTTAGTGATAGGTAGTATCACTGGTTCAGTTTTTGCAGTACCTTTTTCTACTGCTTCACTTGCTCTGTCTAGTGCATTTTTAGCACTTTGATCGGCAACAGAGGGTTGACTGGATGGTGCTGCTGTAGGAGTAGTGTTGTTAGTTTTTCCTCCGTCTGCTGCTTCATTTACTGGATTTGCCGTTTCCTTGTCTCCAACTTCTCTGGGTGCAAATCCCATAACTTGACGAGTTTCATCAAATGCTTTAGCAAGGGCATCAAATGCATTTTGACGCATCTGTTCGGGACTAAGTGATGGTACTACAGGTAAAGCATTACCTCCAGCATTTGTATTTGCAGTACCAGCACTTGAACTTGAACTTGATCCTCCCACATCTGCAGCAGACGCGGGTGAGGTTTGAACGTTAGGATCTTTAGCACCAGTACCAGTTAAGTTTTCAAAGTGCCATGCTTCATGCTGTCCAGGTCTGTTAGGGGCAAGACCCCAATAACCTTTGTCTAGTGTAGTAAATCCAAACTTCTCAGAGTTTGCCCATAACCACTTATATCCGTCATCGGTGTAGTTAAGGTCAGCAGCAAGTCCAAGTCCATGTTTTGACGTGCCAGGAGTAGCAGCAAGGTTACCCCTAGTCTGCTTCATATAAACTTGATCTTCATACGTTCTATAGGTATCATTGATACCCAGCATATGACCTGCTTTTTTAGCAGCATCCATCATAGATTGGAATTGAGTGGCAACACTCTTGTGCAGAATACCAGAACCCGCTTGCCCCCAACCACCAGGATAACCATGGACTTTTACCATCTCTGCTGCTGGAACTTGTCCATTTGGATGATTGTGTGTACTACCACCAGCAGCGAACTCATTCCACTTAGAAATGTTGTTAGTTTGTGCCAGAGCAGTTCCAGGTGTCGGCATGACAGTTGCCATACCTATGTACTTTTCCTGCTGTCTATTGTATCTAGCAATAGCAGATGCTTTGCCACCCTTTTTACGAACAGTACCACCCTTTGCCTTCTCTTCCTGGTTACCCTGAAACGCACTAACAATATTATTGATCATATCGCCCATTGGATCAGGCATTTTTGATGCAATACCTTGCATCATTGTATATGCCTGTCTCATTCCAGGAATCTTATCTATGAATGCCTCTTCTAGTTCTCTAATACCAGGAACAAGATCTCTAATTAAAGAGAAAATGTCAATACCCAATGAGATAAATGGACCAGGGGCAAAACCAAACACACCAGACAGGTCAAAACCTGCAGACAGTGCTTCATACATGGCACCAATAAGGTCACCCTCTTTTGCCCTAGACAAGGCAAACATGAGGTTAACCAAACCACCAATAATAGCAATGCCTTTAGCACCTACCTTGCCCAAAAGTGGCAGGGGTTTACTAAGACTACCAATACCCTTCTTCTGAAGGTATTGTTCTACCATCTGCCCCATGGGAGAGTTGGTAATTGCTTTCCAGGCAGAATCTCCTAAACCCTTAAAAAAGTTAAGTGCTGGTTTGAAAAGTTCTTTCATGGGTTGGACGATATATTTCATCGCCTGCTCTTGAGCAAACCCACCAAGTTTTTTCCCTTGCTCAGAGACGTAGTTGGCAGCACCACCAACGGCACCAGAGATTGCACCCCATCCCGCTTTGCCCTTCGCCAGCATTCCCTTGCCGACGCTCTTAGACCATTTTACCCCGTCGTCAAACTTTTTCCTTGCAGTATCACTCATCCGTGCCCAGAGTTCTGCAAAGTTATTTGGCAGATTATATTTCTTCTTTGCGTGAGCAAAACCCTTTTTCAATGCATCGGCAGGTCTGTCAATCAAAGAACCTTTAAGATGCTTACCCCACTCGCCCAGTTTGTTCATGAACTGCTGGACGTTATTACCCAACCATCTAGCAGTTCCATATGCTGCATCCTCTGCCCAGTTAAACATCTTGCCAAAGATGCCAGCAGGTCTGTTCTTCCTTGCCTGTCTAACCAGACGTGTGGTTACTTCATCGGTGATCTCTTCACCCGCTTCAGTCGCTGCCTTTTTTAGTCGCAGATATTCTTCTGCCTGTTCTGCAGATGCAAAACCGTGACGCTTTTGAACCTGTTCTAAGATCTGCTGACGCGACCTTACATTGTCAGCAGCAGCATCTGCACCTTTTCTGGCATCGTTAGCAGCATCAACAGCATCTTTTGCCGCTTCTGCCTGTTGCCATGCGTCAATGGCATCTGCCATCCCCATGATATCTTGGACCAAGGAGAATGGGTTGAGCAACCATCCTAACACTTTAAGTCCAGCAATACCCATCAGGACTTGACCGAATCCCACGATCATGTCCCAGGCACCGCCTAGTTTTCCATTCTTAATCTTATCTGCACCACCAAATATATTTGCAAATCCATCAAATAGGGCACCTATACTTCCTTCCGCCAAACCCATGATAAAGGTTCCGATGTCAGATAAGGTATTCCAGAACGTTTCAACCTTCTCTAGGTTTTTGGGATCTGCAAACCATTCTAGAACTACTTTACTAATAATTGTCCTTGCCAACCACTCCACTAGTGGTTTTAATGGTCCAAGGATCTTATCTAACCATGCCAAAGGACCCTTTTTGCCCTTGGGCATCTTCTTTTTAAGTTCCTTTTTCCCTTTGGTCTTCTCTTGCGCTCCAACTTTTTTACCCGCACCCTCTGCCTCTCTTTCGGCAGCATCGTCTTTAGCACGATCTTTGGCACGTTCTAAATCTTCTGCAGTGTCCTTAATTAGAACACTATTTCCCTTAACAATATCGCGAATCTCTTCTGTAACCTTACCAATACCGACTAAGGTTTTTCCTAATTGATTAAAAGACTTTGTAGTTTTGATGGCAACCAGTTTAACTCCTCTACTAGGCACATAAGACCCTTGGATCTCATCGGAACCAATAGAAGGGGAGATTAGTTTTTGTGCCTTAATTTTGGTTGCCATTACCTTCCTTGTTGTTGCCGCTCTTTATACCGTTTTGCTTCCTCTTCAAGATGTTTGATGAGAAGATTAGTATAAATCTCCTTCTCCCATGGCATTACATTGTCCAAATACTCAGGGTTCCACTTATGATGGTGAATTAGTGCGAAGTTAGTTTCATAATAATTCACCAAATTAGTGTGGAGAAGGGCTATCCGAAAAAAGATGATAGTCCTTCAAGTACATAAGTTTGTTCAACCTTAGTATTTGGATTCATGAACTTAATCTCATGAGACAGTTTGGGCATAGTTTCAAAGAACGTTTGAATTTGCTCAAACTGTTTGGAGTCAAACTGCTCTAAAAACTCTTGAAGTTCTTCTCTAGAAGACTCTCTGGCATCATATACTTCTTCACCATCAACAATCTGATCAATGCAACTAATAGTAACTTCAAATACGTTGTCAAGTTGATCGCCAGTCTCAAAATTAGCACTAACAAAGGTATCCATTTTGGGATACTTCATCACCATGGAGATGGTTTTGTCAAGTTTGATGGTGTTGGTGTGCTTAGGATTTCTCTTGACTTCAACCTGTGAAAGGTCAACAGTCACTTGAACTTGAGTTTCCATGTCATCAGGACAGGTCATCATAAGATCAACAGTTTCACCAACAGACTTAGAACGAATCTGCAGGAACAGGTATTCAATGTCAAATGTCGGCAGATTGTCAACGTCTGGCATAGACAAATTAGTGGTGTTCACGATCAGATCTTTAATGGTATCAACCATGTTTTGCTGATCTTGCGTCTCCATAGCAAGGAGGAGAAGTTTCTCTTCCTTTACAAGGAATGGTCTATACTTAACTTTTCTACCGTCAGACGGGAGTTTCAATTCATATCTGGGGACTTGTAATTTAGGTAATGCCATAGTTGTTCACTTCATTGAAAGTATTTAGCCATTATTATCTGGAGCAGTGTTACCCCAGAAGTTAAGTCCAGCGGTGCCAGGTGGTTGGGTAAATGTACTAACATCTAATGCCAAATTAGACTGGAAGTCTACATTAAACTCTGGTTTAGCAACAGCACTAAAATCAAAGTTATTGTTAGACAGGAATTCCGAATAGTTCTCATTCAGAATAGGATTGGTAAATGCATTGAATGCATCTTGGGCCAATGACTGATCTCCAAGACTATTCACATAATTTTGCTGTGGATTTGTACCCAACTCAGTAAAAGATCTCAAATCAATATTTTTATTATTAGGATAGAATCTAAAATTACGATACTGGAATCCTACAGTAAAAGTTGTAAAGTCTGCTTTACCTGAAGTCAGTTGAATTTGACTGAGGTTTGTAGGGAATACATCAGTCAGAACCCAACAACCAGTGATCTCATTTTGATAGTAAAAACCTTGCTTTTTACCCGAACCACCCTGCTGCTCTTTGATCAGATCACTCTCTTTATATTCTACCTTCTTACCTTGTCCACGCTCAAACTTAAAAATCTTCATAGTGCAGGAATAGTTGCTCATAAAGTCAACGTATTGATCCGCATCACTGGTGATGGACATCATCCACCTTTCAAAAAAGGTATACGTTCTAGTGTCTCTGGACATGATGAATGTTCCAGTAACTTCACTATGACTTTGAGCGGTAGCATACTTAAATGCTGCACCAATTTGATTTACCTGCGAAGTGGTAATATTTCTAGTGGGAGTGCCAATTTCTGTGCAGTAGTGATTTAACTGAACACTAAGACCCTCTGACAGAAAACCACCAGGAATCAACCTCTGTCCATACTTCTCTGTGAGAACGGGAGGAGCAGAAAATTCAATTCCGTATAAGTTGTTGAGAGAAGGTGCGGTCTTTCTACCCTTAATCAGCGATTGAAACGCTGTAAAGGAGTTGTCGTAAGATCTGTCCTGCCCGAATGAAATTGCCATTATACTTTAAGTTCTTTTTCGGTTATTAGCATAAACTCTAATGAATTATCTTTGCAGAACTCTCTTGCTGCTTTCCACTTCGCCTGATTGACACTCCATGTGACAACCTCATTTATGTATCGTTTGGTAATCCGTTTTTGTTGTTTCGGTTCCATGGTCTGCCGTAGTGGTTTGACCTCAACGATATACTTCTTATTATTCACCTTTACATAGAAATCGGGGAAATACCGATGCCTTTTCCCATCTACGGGGGAAATATATGGAATGATAATCTCTTCACTACCCCATTCCTGTACGGTAGGGGTCACGTCGCACCATTTCATAAATTTGTACTCCCAAGATGATCTGTAAACAATGTCGTTTACATCACCACGGTACTTCATAGGGAAAGATGGACGGTACTTTCCTTGGTAGCGCATAAATATAGTTGGACCATTACATATATTTATAGTGGCATCGTCAAAGACCAACGTAACACTTAAGTATCCAGAGAAACTTCCTTTTGCAGAGAAGGGTCCGTCTGTAGGTGATAGTTATCAACCTAGAGCAGCGGACTATGTAAAGTTTTCTAGATATTCATTCAAAGGTGGTGGCGGAGCACAATACTTTAATGTTCCCGATAACGCCAGCAAAAGTAATAAGTCTCTTATTACTTCGGCATATATTGCAATGCCCAACAGTCTGAGTGTTGACTATGGTGCTGCATACAACCAAACCAACCTTGGTGCTCTTGGTAGAGCAGCAACTGGTGCTCTTGCTGGTAAAGATGGTGCCGAAGTCGCTAAAGCATTGCAACAGGCAGCAGATGCAGGTCTTCCTGAGTCTGCATTTAACAATCTGGCACAAGGTGTCCAGGGTGTTGGTAACCTCCTTGCATTAAACACTCAAGGTGTTGATGCCAACTCTCTGATGGCAATCTCTCAGGGTAAAGTTCTCAACCCCTATTCAGAACAAGTATTCAACGGTGTTGGATTCCGCCAGTTCCAATTTAACTTCAAAATGGTCGCTACTAGCGAAAAAGAGGCACAATCTATCCAGGATATCCTTGAGATGTTCAAAGTTGGTATGCTTCCCTCTTATGCTGGTGGTGATAGTGGAGAAGGTGGTGGTTTAGGTGGTCTTTTGAGCGAAAGTTCTGCCGCCCAGCGTTTCCTTTCCGTACCCGATAAGTTTTTGATTGAATTTAAGAGAATCCATGAAGGTTCTCTTACCGCAGAAAGTCTAGACCACTTCAAAATTGACTTCTGTGTCCTTACAGGTATGTCGGTCAACTATACTCCTGATGGACAGTATGTTGCTATTAAGAGTAATAGACTTGCAAAGAAGTATAGAGCTGCCAATAAAATCAGCAATGGTAGTGATGCAAATGTGGTTAAAGGGCAATCACCTAATGTCATTTTTGTACCTGCTGTAGAGATTAGTTTGTCATTCACTGAAACTTCTATTGTCACTCAAGAGAAAGCACTGGTAGGTTACTAATGGCTGCATATTTTTCATACTTGCCCAACATCTATGTTGGGACATCAAGTACAACTAATACTAAACAAGAATATTCTGTTGTTAAGAATATCTTTCGTAGAATCCAGGCGCGAGAGGATCTGTCAAAGTACACTGAATTCTTTGAGCAAGTCTCCATTGAGGATGGACAATTGCCATTCCAGATTGCTAACAAATACTATGGCGATCCTGAACTTGATTGGGTAGTTCTTCTCACTAATAATATCATTGATGTTTATGAAGAATGGCCCAAAAGTAGAAGGGAGTTAGAATACTTTACCCAACAAAAATATGATGATGTTGATGGAGTCCATCATTGGGAAACTAATGAAATTAAGTGGAAAAATCACGTTCTAGTTGAACAGGGAATTGAAGTTTCTGAAGATTTTAGTTACACTCTGCCCGATGGAATTCTGGTAACGGGCACTAACGCAAGATTCCCAGTTTCTAACTGGGAATATGAATATTACAAGAATGAACTAAAGCGCAATATCTACATTACTATGCCAAATGCGCTAGAAGCGTTTATTGACGAATTTGAAGATCTTGTCGGTTATGAACCGAATACTGAAGTTGATGATAATGGAGTCAAAAAGACCAATATCTCTATTGCAGAAAAATTCCTTACCAAAGGTTCTGGTGGTGGTATTGGTCGTCAGTACAGCTCTACTTACACGGGCACTGGTAGAGTTGCAACTAACCTGAGTGTTTCGGGTGCTACATCTTCTGCTGGAACTGGGGTTCAAGTTGAAGTAACAGTTCAACAAGATGCATCTACAGGTGTACAAGTTGCATCTGACACTGGTACTGCTAGTGGTGGCACAACCTCCACAACTACTACAACCCAAGGATCTTCCAGTTCTGGTAGTAGCGGATACTAAAAAACCCTACAGACAAAAAAATACCCCGAGATTTTTTCGGGGTATTTTTGTAATTAAAAGTTGATTTTGGTTTCACCCTCCATCAACCTGACACCCTACAAGGGCACCGCCAACGATTCCAGTGGGGATTGCCCACCAGCGACCGTCTCCTCTGCTTAGAGCGGCACCTAGACCCCCTCCAGCGATGCCTCCGATGATGCTTCCCTCAATGCAGGAATTGTCGTCGGTTTGATGCTGTTTTTGCGGAGGTCTTACAGAGGAATGATGGTGATGGTGCCCATGACGATGCTTATTGATGCAACGTTGCCATGGGTGGCGACGAAACTCCTTCATTGAAGTGCCATCGCTGTAGAGAGTGACGTGGACTTCCTCTTTGGTACAGGTTGCCCAGTCACGATCTCTCATGTAACTGTAACGATCAATTACATAGGGAGAACGGTGAGATGCCAATGCAGGAGATGCAACGCTAACCAGCAGCACCGCAGAGGCGACGAGTTTCGCCTTCAGAGCAGCACGACGTGCTTTTGCCTGACGCAATGCCTGAGGTTTCAGTTTGCGCTTCTGTTCCTTTTTGGAGTGGTGTTGCCAGTTAGGGAGTTTCATCGTCCGAATTTGCGATCCATCCGTAGTTTAACATAATACATACCGATGACCCAGAGGGAGAACAGTGCTCCCTCAGCATATGTCATGGTGTTCCAAGCGTGTACTGCTTCACCCATTGTTTTCCTCTGACTTCTTATTGAATCCGAAAGGAGCGAGGGTATCTTCCAGTTTCAGTTTGAGGGCGACCGTACCGACCGCCTCCATAACTTTCAGAATGTCTTCGGGTTTGGCATCTTCACCAAGTTCTTTGGCGACATACCAATACTTAGGCCAGAAGGATTCGCCTGCCTTCTGGTAGTCTTCAACTGTGAGGAGTTTCATCAGTCTTCCTCAGCGGCGAGAGATGCGAAGTAAGACATCACATCATCATCGTCTTTAGCAGGAGTGGCAGCGACTGTCTTTTCACGGAAGGTCTCTACCTCACGTCCCCATGCAGCAGGTTCTGCAGTGTTGGTGGGACCATTATTGTAATCATCCTCATCATCAAAGGACTCGTCACGCTTGGGTGCAGCGGGTTTGGCATTGAGGACAGCATTGAGACGGGTCTCAAGTTCCTCATAAGTCTTGAAGTTAGAGGCATCAGTGAATGCAGTGAGAGAACTCTCTTGCTTCCACACTTCCTCAATCTGATCATCGTCACCTGCAAACATAGGAGCAGGGGATGCAAACTCAGACTTGTCGTAGTTCCAGTAACCTGCAACCTTACAGATCTTCAGTTTGAAATCTGCACCTTGCCAAGGATCAAAGACGTTGACCGCAGTCTCGTCTTCAAATTGGGGTTGCATTGCTTCAATGATCTTGTCAAAGATCTTCTTACCAAACTTATAGAGGAAGACTTTGCCTTCGTTCTCAGGGTTGGTAGGATCCTTCACAACATAGATGTTGCTGTAGTAGGAGAGTTTACGCTTCTGTTTGCGAGCAACTTCCTTGTCAGCATCAACACCAGAGTTCCAGAGTTGACGGTTCAGGTCGCCTACGGGGTCTTTCTTATTGAGAGTCGTGAGAGAGTTCTCAATGTACCAACCACCAGGACCTTGGAACGCATGAGACCAGACTTTAGCGAACGGGATATCTTCGCCATCTGGAGCAGGAAGGAAGCGAATAACAGCGTAACCATTGCCGCTTTTATCCAGTTCGGGTTTCCAAAAACGCTCATCTGCGGACCCACCACCACTGGGGTTGGAGATTTTTTCAATCTCCTTGGTGAGTTTGGCAAATGAACTGGCACTGGACTTTTTGAGGGCAGAAATAGACATAGGATTGTTTTGTGTAATGGATTTGGTTTGTTGCCACTGTGTTAGCGTGGCGTTCTATTTAGTTAGGAAGAGGTTCTTCCCACTCGTACTTACGTTGCCATGGTTGCACTGTAATGGACTGGTCAAGTTGGAAGTTTGCCGAGAGGGTCACTCGCTTCTGACCTGACTTATTATAGTACGGCATGACGTAGTGTGTCAAGTTCGCTGGGAAAATAATCAGGCGTCCAAGGGCAGGTGGATCAATCACAAACTCGTTCGTGGAGAACGGAGAAGGGATGCCAAACAAAAACTGAGTGCGTCCATTGTGACGCCAAGGAGTCTTAGAGTCTTCATGGATGGTTCCCATTTCATCGGGCAGACTCAAGTATAGGATACAACTCAAGTCAGAGTTGTGAATGTGTGGCGGATTAAAATCTGGACCAGGGGAAGTGAAGTTGACCCAGGCATTGACGACTCGCATCTCGGTATTGATGCTGGCATCAGGTCCAGCAGCACCATCCTGAATACGAGCAGCGTTGTATGCAACAGGTGTAGATGGACCGACACGACCCGCCGCGCTCAACTCATTCAAGTATTGTTCAACGTGAGGAGCGAGCATAGGTTGAAGCACAGTGTCAATCCATTCCGACTGACACCAGACCTCTTTTTCAATGTTACCAACCAAACCCATGCTAGCATCTTCACGGGTCTCCCCAGTAGCATGTTCAATGATGGTGGCAACATCAGCGTCACTCAACTGAGCAGCGTAAAGTCCAGGTCCAAAAGGGAAAATGGTATTGCCTACGACGGCAGGAGCAGCATAGTTCATACTGATTTTTTAGCGTTGTCAAGATGTTGGATCATGTTATCAAAGCAGTCTCCAAGATCTCGGTATCCGAACGCTTGGGACATGGCATTGATTCTAACTTTTAGATCTGCTGCCTCTTGATCCTCCATAGAGGCAAGGCACAGTCTAGTATAAAACAATTTTTGTTTTTCTACAAGTTCTTTTGTATTTTCAATATGTTCTAGTCTCTGTTCAGCGTCCATCGTAGCAAGGCGAGACTGCATAAACGAGAGTCGTTGATAGGTCTTAAAAATATCGTTAATACTATTTTGTACGTTTTCTGAATTGAAAAATGCGCTGTCGCTCATAGTTTTCTCTGCATTGTTTCCAGGACAACCTTCTTATATTTTTTGCAGTCAATGTTGAGAAACGGAGCATACTTTACGATCATATTACTGGTTTCATTCCAAACTGGATCTGACAACACTTTATTAAAGTTGCCAACAAAACCCAGACAATAATCTAATACAACTAATGTCTCTAAACTAATTTCATTTGCATAATACTCTCGTATAAGAATGGGATGTTTCCCAGTCTCTGCGTGGAAGAGTTGATCAAACGTTTGTTCGTATGGTTGTTCAATACCATTAAGAAGAGTGTCAATGTCCTGCTTAAATTTATATGTAAATGATTCTTGGCAAGACTGCCATTTAGCGTAATTACCGTCACTAAACTGACGGATGTACTTTGCCCCCATGATAAAGTTGGAGACAAAATAGTATAGCATATCGTTAGCGTCTTTTTTCGTCGCCAACTTCTTAAAAAAGTAGACATCCTTACGTTTTTGAAACGCACTCTCGGATGCCTTTACTTTTCCATTGAATTTGAAAAAATCATACTCTGGACGAGTGAAGTGTGACCGCACTGCCAGATACATTTTGTACGTTTCGTAACCTGTCACAGGGGGAGAATACCTCTCGTCGTTGCCTTCATGTAGTTAAGTTTCTGAGCATCATATCTCAGTTTTTCCTTAAGAGGTTTAGATAACAGTTTGGGAACAGATTCCAACTCAATCTCATGCTCTTCGCAGAAGCACACAATCGCCTCAATATAATTGATCTCACCACGAGATTCTTTAACCATGTATTCAATGTGCTCCGAAAATTTTGTCGGAGTCATGAATGGTTTATCATCTTTTACTTTGGAGGGCATTGAACTCTTCCTTGTAAGATTTAAGTAGTTGTAAATAGTCATCAAGATTGTACTTCTGAAATACTTGAACAGAACCCTCTTCTGTAGCGATAAGTGTGACAATTTTCTTTACCTTTATACCTGTACGCTCGTAAAACATAGCGGCATAGGCAGACTCCTGAACAAAATAGTTCTCAATGTATGACTCGCGCTTCTCTTTAGTAGAAGTCTTAAAGTCAATGACTGCTAGTTCCGAATCAAATTCAGCAATGCAATCAACGCGACCAGCGAGCCCGAATAGATGACTGTAAAGAGGGGTTTCAAGAGCATGAATGTTATCCACCCGACTAAGAGTCTTCCGAGCCATTTTGAACATGTTAAGCGCAAGAGGGTGTTTTGAGTATGTCTGCTCATTTAGAGTGCCCTTTATGTGCTCCTCTATTATAGCATGAAATTGCGATCCGCGTGAGGACGCCCTTGCTGAAACTCTGTTCGCTTCTTCTTCACCAACACGGGCACGCCACTTAGCGATAGACTCGCGAGAACGCACACCCGTGACGGTGGTTACTGATGGGTAGTAGTCTTCAACTGATGGAAACTTATAGAAACGTTGACCGTTTCTCTCAACAACGGAGGGTTCCTCCATGTTGTCGTATTCCACATGAACAAAATTAAACATCAGTATTGATAATCAATAATATTTAGATTAAACGCAACGGAGATGCGTTCTTCACGAGAGTAGTTAGGATACACTCCATGATTCAGTTCCGAGGGGAAGATGAACATGTCACCGTCCCTTGGCATGACCTCAAACAAAGGACCATACTCTCGGTTTTTACAGTGTTCCTCAATCATACAATTTTGCATACTAGGACGCTGGAAATATAACATTCCAGACTTAGGAGGAACTTTAACGTAATAGATACCGCTAAAGTGTGT